TCGAAGAAGACGAACTGCCGGAAGGCGAGATGGTTGAACTGGAGGACGACGCGGTTGACGTCGAGGACACCGAGGACGGCGGCGCTATCGTCACGCTCGACGAGGAAGGCCCGCCTGCAGGCGAGAGCGAGTTCTACGCCAACCTCGCCGAGACCATGCCCGAGCCGGACATGGCGCGGATTGCCAGCCAGTTCCTCGACCTGATCAGCAAGGACAAGGACGCGCGCAAGAAGCGCGACGAGCAGTACGAGGAAGGCCTGCGTCGCACCGGTCTGGGCGACGACGCCCCCGGCGGCGCGCAGTTCCAAGGCGCGTCGAAGGTCGTTCACCCCATGCTGACCGAGGCCTGCGTCGACTTCGCGGCCCGATCGATCAAGGAACTGTGGCCCGCGAACGGTCCCGTCAAGGACATGGTCGTTGGCGACACCGACCAGAAGAAGGTCGACAAGGCCAAGCGCAAGTCGGCCCTCATGAACTGGCAGCTGACCGTGCAGGCACAAGAGGCCCGCGCCGAACTGGAGCAGATGCTGACCCAGCTGCCGCTCGGCGGCGCGCAGTACCTCAAGCTGGGCTGGGACGATCGCCGCAACCGGCCGAACTTCCTTGCCGTCATGATCGACGACATGCTGCTGCCGTACGCAGCGACCAACTTCTACAGCGCGCAGCGCAAGACGCACGTCCAGTACATCACGCAGCTTGATTACCAGCAACGTGTAAAATCTGGCATGTACCGCGACATCGAGCTGACGCCGCCGGGCCTTGAGCCCGAGGCCTCGTTGGCCGAGCAGGCGAACAACAAGATCGAAGGCCGCACCGACACGAGCTACAACGAGGACGGTCTGCGCACCGTCTACGAGGTGTACGCCACCACCGAGATCGAGGAGGGCGAAGACCCCTCGCCGTACATCATCACGATCGACAAGTCCTCGGGCAAGATCCTCTCAATCTACCGCAACTGGGACGAAGAGGACGAAACGCGCGAAGAGATGACGTGGATCATCGAGTTCCCGTTCATCCCATGGCGCGGCGCGTACCCAATCGGCCTGCCGCAGATGGTCGGCGGCCTGAGCGCTGCCGCCACCGGCGCGTTGCGTGCGCTACTCGACAGCGCGCACATCCAGAACGTGCCGACGATGCTCAAGCTCAAGGGTGGGACGCGCGGCGGTCAGACGCTGAACATCCAGCCGACGCAGGTCGAAGAGATCGAAGGCGGCCTGAACATCGACGACGTGCGCAAGATCGCCATGCCGCTGCCGTTCAACCCGCCATCGCCGACGTTGTTCCAGCTGTTGGGCTTCCTCGTCGAGGCAGGCAAGGGCGTCATCCGCACGTCCATGGAAGATCTGCCCGACAGCCAAGCCAACGCACCGGTTGGCACGACGCTGGCCCGCATCGAGCAGGGCATGGTCGTGTTCAACGCGATCCACAGCCGTCTGCATGACGCGATGGGCCGCATGCTGCGCGTGCTGCACCGCCTCAACGAGATGTACCTCGACGACGAGAAGCTGGACCAAGAGGTTGGCGAAGAGCTGGCGACGCGCGCCGACTTCGAAGGCCCGATGGACGTCGTGCCGGTTTCCGACCCGAACATCTTCAGCGAAGCCCAGCGCTACGCGCAGGTGCAGGCAGTGGCGCAGCGCGCCCAGATGCTGCCGCAGATGTACAATCTGCGCAAGGTCGAGGAGCGCATCCTCTCCACGCTCAAGATCCCCGACTTCGACAGCCTGCTCAACCCAGCCGTCGAGCCCGAGGAGCAGAACGCCGTGGACGAGAACGTCGCGGCCGCACTGGGCCGTCCGGTCGTGGCCTTCCCTGAGCAGGACCACATCGCGCACATCAAGACGCACCTTGGCTTCATGATGAACCCGATGCTCGGCGCGGGGCCGATGTTCCAACAGACGTTCATGCCCGGCATCATCAACCACCTCAAGGAACACGTCGCGCTCTGGTACATGAAGAACACCATGGATCTGGCCGAGAGCGTGGCCGACATCGACATCGACTTCAGCGAGTTGGGCAAACAGGAACACAGCACCGAGGACAAACGTGCATTCGATCGCATGTTGGCCGAAGCGTCGATGGTCGTCAGCGAAAAGGCCGGTGACATCTTCGCCGACCTGCCGCCGATCATCGAGCAGGCGCAGCAGATGATCCAGCAGTTCATGCCACCTCCGCCTATGGACCCTGCGCAAGTCGCGGCCCAGACAGCGCAGCAGCGCATGCAGCTCGATGGCCAGAAGATGCAGCTCGAAGGCCAGAAGATCCAGCAGCAGATGCAGATGGATCAGGCCAAGATGCAGCAGCAGGCGCAGCTGGAACAACAGAAGCTCATGCTCCAACAGCAACTTGCAGAAATCAACGCGCAGATGGAGCAGGCCAAGGCTCAACAGGAAATGGCCACACTGGCCATGAAGGAAGAGCGCGAAGACGCACGCACGGCAGCCGAGCTGCAGGCCCGCGTCTCGATGAACGAAGCCGACAACCAGACGGCCATGACCCTCGCGGAAATGGAGATGTTGTCTGGCGAGAAAGTCGCAGTGTCAACCGGCACTGGGATCAACCCGCAGCCATAAGGAGAAAAACATGGCAAAGGAACCTACCAAGCAAGCCGACACGAAGGGCGAAAAAGTCCCTGAGACGGCAATCCCAATGCACAAAAAGCTCGCTATGGGTCAGAACCCTGACACCGGCGCTGGCTCGGGGCCGAAGACCCCAGCGTGAGGATCGAGATGTTTCTCCAGCGCTTGGAGACAGAGCAAGCCCAGCTTGCGAAAGAAGCGCTGGAGCGACCAGCTGGCCGAGATGTCTTTGACTACGGTCGGGCTGTCGGCCTTTACGCAGGCCTTGAGCGTGCGAAGCAGGCCATCATCGAGATGGTCGCCGAGCATGAGCGAAAAGGCTTTGACCTCTAACTGCAAAGAAAGAAGCACTGATGCAGGAAATTGCGAATAAGATTGATTTCGGGTACGAGAACGTCGACGAGGCGTTCCCCGCCTGCGATCCGGGCGTGCAACCGTTTGGCAGCCGCGTGCTGTGCCAGATCCGCACACCCAAAGCCAAGACAAAGGGCGGGATTATCCTGACCTCCGATGTTCGGGAGACCGAGCATTACAACACGCAGGTGGCCAAAGTTATTGGCGTTGGCGCACTTGCCTTCAAAAACCGCAACACAATGGAACCGTGGCCAGAGGGCTCGTGGTGCGAAGTCGGCGACTTCGTCCGCATCCCGCGTTACGGCGGCGACCGTTGGTCGGTAAAAACACCCGATGGCGATGAGGCCATCGTGGTTATCTTCAACGACCTCGATTTGGTTGGCAAGGTCACGGGCGATCCGCTCGCGATCAAAGCCTTCCTGTAATCGATAAGGCTGAAAGGAGCCGGTTATGATTAACGATGTACTGACCGAAAGTGATGATGGCGAAGAGTTCGACATCATCGAAGGTACCCCACCCGCCGAAGACGCACAGGCCGATGACGCCGGTGATGCGGATGACGATGATGACGGCGAAGACGATAGCGACGCGCGCCTTGCCGAAAGCGAGGACGACAGCGAGGACGAGATCACCTCTCAGAACCGCAAGCGTCGTGTAAAGCGTCGCGAGATCCAGAAGCGCGCCAAGGAGAACGCCCAGCGCGAGTTGGAGATGCTCCGCCACCAGAACGCAGAACTGGCGCGCCGCGTCGCTGCGGTCGAGGGGCACACGCTTCAGGCCAACGAGCAAGGCATCGACCAGCGTCTCCAGCAGACGCTGAACGAGATCCGTCAGGCTGAGCAGATCATGGCTCGTGCGACCGAAGCCGGTAACGGCGAGGACGTTGTGGCCGCGATGCGCATCCGCGACGAGGCCATGTCCCGCGTCCAGCAGCTGCAGTACAGCAAGCAGCAGATGGCACAGGCCCGCGAACAGCAGGCCCAACCCACCGGCGACCCCCGCGTCCAGAGCTATGCTCAGGAATGGATGCGAGCCAACCCGTGGTACAACCCGCAAGGCGGCGATGACGACAGTGCTGTTGTCAACGCGATCGACGCGGCCATGACGGCGCAGGGCTACGACCCAACGAGCCGTGCCTACTGGGAAGAATTGACCAACCGCGTTGCTGCGCGCGTTGGCGATGACGGCGGCGAAACCCGCCAATCTGCGCCGCGCCGCAAGGCTCCGCCGCAGGGAAATACCCGTGAACACGCCCCTACTTCGACACGCAAAGAAGTATACGTGACACCGGAACGAAAGGCTGCTATGATCGAGGCAGGCATTTGGGATGATCCCGTCGCGCGGAACCGAATGCTCAAGGCGTATCAGGCCTACGACAAAAATGGTTCGGCTAACTAAAAGGAGTATGCCAACATGGAAAATGAACGTATGGATGACCGCTTGAAGAAGGAACCCGATGTTGCTCGGCGCTCCCGTGGAATGGA